TAGTTTAAACCTTCTTCTGAGTATCTTTCAGAACCTGTTATTCTACTTAAAGCAACCAATGCTTCATCTCTAAATTTTCCATCAGGAGATTCATTAAAAACTTTAATTAAAATTCTTTTTTTCCATGAAGGAAAATGTTTTATACATCTAACAGCTGCACGAACTGAAGTTTTCTGGTTAAGGTAAGAAATGATACTATCTTCAATGATTTTTCTTCTATCTATAATAGTTTCTTCATCATAAATATTTACCATAATTTTATCCTCCAAATTTATTTTCTTTATAATTAATATATATAGTAATTTCAACCAAAACTAAAACTTTAGTTACTATTTAATTCAAGAACAAATAATAAATACCAATGGTAATACGGTTAAAGGAATTAATGAAAAAACTAATTTTTATTTTAGCAATATTATTAATATCATGTAGCACTCCATATATTCATGAAAATAGTATGTGGTATGTTGAAGATAATATGTATGATACAAGAGTTAGTAAAACCGACATTGATAATCCAGCAAAAATTATATATGATGGAAATAAAATTGTTTTTGATAATAGAAACCCCAATATAGAGGAGATAGATGTTAAGTAAATCACAGCAAGTAAATGAATACTTGAAGTGTAAAAACTCGTTTGAATATTATTGTAGAAATTACGTCTATCTAGAGATTCCTGGTCAAGATATTTTATTTCAACCTTATAAAAAACAAATTGAACTTATTGATTTTATTAACAAAGAAAAATATTGTATAATTTTGAAATCACGTCAAATCGGCATCAGTACAGTTACACAAGCATATTGCTCTTGGTTAGCTAACTTCTACGAAAATACTGTAATTGGAATCATAAGTAAAGATGCTCCAGAAGCTACAGTCTTTGCAAGAACAATAAGAGGAATGATTGAGAAGCTGCCACCTTGGATGAAACCTCCTAAAGGTTCAAGTGGACCAGGATTTGCAAAATTTACTGAACAGAGTTTTATTTTAACAAATGGAAGTAAAGTATTTGCTTCTACAGTTAACCCAAATGCTCCAGAAAAAACTCTTCGTGGTAAAGCAATTACATTTCTTGTAATAGACGAAGGAGCATTCATTCAAAAAATTGATGAAGCTTGGGTTGGTCTTGTGCCCGCTTTATCAACACAACATAAAGCATGTAGATTAAATAAAGTTCCATATGGTTTACTTATATTATCAACACCAAATAGAACACTAGGAACTGGAGCTTGGTTTTATAATAAATATACAAGAGCTGTTTCAAGAGTTAGTGATGAAATTATTGGTTCGGTTAAACCTTTTGTTATACATTGGAAACATATTGAAGAATTAGCAAATGATCCATTATGGTATAAAACACAATGTGAACTATTTGATAATGATCCTAAAAAAATTGAACAAGAATTAGAAATGAAATTTCTTCCAGCTGGAGGATCTTTCTTTAGTGATGAGATTTGTCTCAAACTTCAAAATAATACAATTGATCCAATAGAAACTATGAAATTATTCAATGGTGAAATTTGGGTATGGGAAAAACCAATTGAAGGTCGTTATTATATTACTGGAGTAGATACTGCTTCTGAATATGGAACAGATAATTCTGCGATTACTATATATGATTATGAAACATTAAATCAAGTTTGGGAATACCAAGGAAAATTACCAGTTAGAGATTTTGAAAAAGTTGTAAAATTTGCTTGTAGTCAATATAATGGAACAGTTGTAGTTGAAAATAATTCATATGGAAATCAAACAACTGAGTCTTTAGATAACAGCGAATATATGCACATGTTATATAGAGAAAAACGAAGTGAAAATATTACAAAACCTGGACTTACAACTAATGTAAAAACTAGACCTTTAATGATAGATTCATTATATGATTATATTACAAAATTTCCAGAGATAGTTAAATCAAAAAGATTAGCTTTAGAATTAATAGGATTAGTTCAAAAACCTTCTGGAAAAGTTGAAGGAGATAAAGAATGTAGAGATGACTTAGCTCTTACAGCATCAATGTGTTTTTATTGTAGAAAATATGATCCTCCTTTAATGATAGATTCTAGTAAATATCATGAATCTATGTTTGAAGATATTATGGATATGAACGACCAGCAATATAGAAAAAAAGGTGTAGATTTGGATAGTATTATTATGAAACAAGTTAAATCACAAATTCATGATCCTACAAAATCTTTTGTTGATACATTACAATATTATAATAAGGGATAAAAAATTATGATAACTGAATTATTTGCTTTACCAATAGGACTTCAAACTGTAGCAAAATTTGAAGATGAAGAGTTTTTTAGTTCTAATAGTTTGAAAGAAAAACTCATTATAGTTGTAAAAGAATCATCTATTTTAAAACCTATTGAAAAAGAAGTAATAACATTAATAAATGATAATAGGATAATACCTATTTTTTCAAATTCTGAAATTATATCATATTTAAAAAAGAAATTATTTCCTCCTGATAATGATAAATTTTTTAAAAGTATGGGGTTTTGTGACCATGACAAAATATATATTCTTATTGATAATAATTCAAACTTAATAGGATTTGCAAAAGATAATTTTTTGGCAAGATTATTATTACATGAACTTATGCATATGGTTGCTTCTTTAAATCCAAATTATTTTTTAGTAACTTTTAAACCACAATTAACTATTTTTTATAAAGACTTATTTACTAGACTATTCAAATTAAAAGATTCAAAAAAAATAGATTTAATAGTTGAAGATTTTTATAAAAAACTGTTTTATAGTAATGAAGCTGCAGATCCTAAATTAGATATGCATAGAATTGTTTTTTCATTTAATCTCTTAAAAAAATATTCATTACTAAAAAAAGAAGAATTTGAAAAAGTATCAATGGATTATGTAAAAATTGTTGTTTATCATCTTACAGATCAACATGCTAATGTATTTACTCCAAATAATAAATATATTTTAAGAGAACCTTATCATGTATATAAAGATAAGTTTGGATTTTTTCCAATTACTAAAAATTGTGTTCAAGAACTTTTTGTTCCTTCTGAAGTAATATGTAGTATAACTGAATATAAACAAACACCAGAAACTTATAAAGCAATAAAGAAACTTGTTTAAATTAGAGGAGATTTTATAAATGGCACCAAAGAAACCAGATCTAGCAAATATGGATCCAAAAGATGTTTCGTCTAAAAGTAGATCAGCAAATATAAGTTCTCTTTCTGCAACATTATCTAAACATCAAGATGAAACAAATAAAACCATGCAAGCTATTACAAAAACTATAGCAAGTGTAGCGAAAGAGCAAAGAGACACAACTAAGAAATTAAGAATTAGAGAGGTTGGTTATTCAAAAGGAATAAAAGAAGTAGATAAATCAATGACTGTCATAATGAAAAAATTAGGATATACTATAGATGAATTTGGAAGAGGTGCTAAAAAAATAGCAGCACAAACAGCAGTAGCAACTAGAGATACTTTAAAACAATATTCAAGAGCAATTGGTCAAGATTTAAGTGTTAATAAACAAAATATGGTAGCTATGGCTTTATCACAAGCTACTCCTATCTTTGGATATTTTGCAGCTAAATTTATGGAAACTGATGTATTTGCAAAAGCAAAAGTAAAAATACAGCAGTCATTAGCAGATACATTTTCTGTTATAGGAATGAAAGTAAGAGAATGGTGGACTAAAGCAAAAGAATCAGGAAAAGGTGGAATAGATAAAATAAAAACAAAATTGAGAGAAAGAAAAGAAGCTCAAGATCAATCTAAAAAAATAAAAATAGAAAAACCCGAAACAATTCCAAAAATGCAAAAGGGAGGATATGTTCAAAAAGGAGGAGTAGCTAGACTTCATGCCGCTGAAGTAGTTGTTCCATTTGATAAACTACTTGATAGATTTACAAAAATATTTGAACCTCTATCAAAGAATTTAAAAGCTTCAGGGTCGGCTGCTAAAGAAATTAGAAAATTAAGAATTTCATTGGTTGGATTGGGTCAAGAAATACCAGCTGGAATATTAGAAGGGTTTACAAAAAATCCAAGATTTAGAGGAATTTTTACAGCATTTACTTCATTAACTCAATCTTTTACTACCCCATTAAAATTTTTATTTAGACCAAGAGGAAGTTATTTTGCTCATATTCCAAGAAAAGGAAATCCTTTTACAAATGCAGTAACTGTTTTAGGACTTATATATTCTGCAACTCAACCTAAGTTAGATGCAATGTTAAAAATATTACAGAATATAGGAGAAGCTCTAACAGGACAAAAACAAAAAGGTGTTGAATCTAAAACCTGGACTATGTTTGAAAGAGGTAAAGATTTTATTCAAGGAAAGAATAAAGATAAGTGGAAAAATCAAATAATAGAAGATGTAATAGGATCACTGGGTTTAGATAAAAAAGCCCTAGATAAAAGCGGAGCAACAGGATTTGCTAAAAAAGCAATGGGTGTTAAATCATCAAAAGATATTGTTGAATTAAAAAATATATCTAAGAAAAATTTAAGAGAACTAGTAGACTTAACTACAAAAAAAGTTAAAACTGATAAAAAATTATTACAAATTACTGAAGATTCTAAGAGTGAATTAACTAAAATTAGAAAAAGTTCAAGTGAACATATGAGTACTCTTATGATGATTATAACAGGTGGTCTTGGTTTACTTAAAACTATATTTGGAAAAGCTCTTCAATTATTAAGTCATATACCTGGTCTTGGTGGATTAGAAGGAATAGGTGGAAGTCTTTTAAAACATGCAAAAAAAGGTGCAGCAGGAGCAGCAGCAGGAGAAGCAGCTGCTGGTGGCGCAGCAGGAGGTACAGGTGGTGTAGCAAAACCTGGATTATTCAACAAAGGAACAGCAGGAAAAGGACAATATGGAAAATATGGGGGAACTGGAGTTAGAGCAGGTGGAATAGCAGGTATGGGTATGGGTGCTACTATGTCTACTCTTGGTGGTGCTGGAGCTGGAATAATGTCAGGGATGGAAGTTGGGAAAGAAAGAGGTGTAGCATCTGGAGTTGCTCAAGGAATGATTTCTGGAAGTTTATCAACTATTGGTGGATTAATTCTTGGACCTGTTGGAACTGTAGTTGGAAAACTATTGGGAGATGCAATTGGAAAAGCTGCATTTGGTATTGGAGATTGGATGGCTAAAAATTTTAATATATTTATGTTAGTTGAAGATTATATTATAAATCCAATTACTAAAGCATTTAAAAGTTTAACTACATGGATGGCGGATTTACCAACTAGAATGATAGATTGGATAACTGATAAGCTTCCTCATTGGGCAAAAGACCTATTTAGTACTAAACCTATAAGCGAAACAGCTAAAACAGCAAAAGAATCTATACCTGAACCAGTTACTAGAGATCCATTTTCTTCTGCTACTGCTGGAGCGCAACGTGGAGATAGTGATTGGAAAGAAGTCCCTCAAAAATTAGAGATGCTTAATAAATTTGGAATATTTGATTCAACTGAGGATATATTTAAAATTAACGAAAATTTAAAACAACAACAATCAAGCGAAGCTGAAAAATCAGGTGGAATCACTAGTAGATTTAAAAAAGCAATTGGGTTTGCAAAAGAAAAATTAGTTGGGGTTTCACCATCCCAAATGTTAGACTCTACACCATTTCCATCTCAAAATAAAGAAGAAGCAAAATCACATGGATTAATTGCACCAGGTGGAGCTCATATTGATAGAATAAACCCTGGTATGTATAAAGCTTTGATAGATATGGCAGAAGAGTATAAACAAAAAACAGGAAAACCAATTACTGTAACTGATGGTTTTAGATCCATGGAAGAACAAACTAGATTATATCAACAAAAACCTGATTTAGCAGCACCTCCAGGTAGATCAATGCACCAGTTTGGAGTTGCAGCAGATATTGGAACTGCAACTGGAAATGAATTAGGAGAAATGGGGTTGTTGGATAAATATGGATTTACTAGACCAATGTATCCTGGAAGACGAGGAGGAAAGGTTGAACCTTGGCATATTGAACCAACCGCAATTCAAGGAAAATATAATGAAGTAAGATCTGGTGGAGTATTTAATACTAGAAAAGATTTAGCTTTAAAAGACCAAAGAGGAGATGCAACACAAGTAAAAGAAGTATTTGGAAAATCATTTACAGATAAGTCATCTATTGCTAAAGGGCAAGCAACTCAAAAGATAAATGATACAGATGCATTAGTACAATCTATTATATCATTGAGAGATACAACAGAAAAAGCAATAGGAGAAAACCAAAAAAATAATGCAACGATTATAACCAATGTTACTAGTTCTATTTCTGCTCAAATGAGTAGTTCTATGAATTCAGTAGCTAATGCTATGAAAGATAATAAACCATCCAATAAAGCTATAACGGATGTGTTATCAGGAAATGTAGGATAAAGGAGTTTTAAAAAATATGCCATCTATAACCAAACCTGGGTCATCTATAAAAACCCAACCAAAAAGTGCAAAAGGAACTAAAACAGGACGACCTATTACTCCAATTATAGGAGCTCCAATGATACCTTATTTAGAAGCAACATCAAATATGCAACGTAATGCAATGCCTATTATTAATATAGTTCCTTGTACACCACATATAGCAGAGGGGTTAACATTATTTACTTTAACTGGTCAAATGGCTCAATATAAAAGTAAACTTAGAGAGCTTGGATATGAACTTGGTACTGGTAATACAGTGAAAATATGTTTTCAAGGAGATGTTACTCCATCTGAAGCATTTTCTAATGATTATGGTGAGTCATTTTTAGCTAAAATGACAAATATGGCATCCGAAGGAATATCTGATTTAAATCAAATAACAGGTTCTAAAACTGGAACCGAATCTGCTAAAAAATTAGCAAACGCTTTAAGTGGAGCTGCTAAAGATACTATGTTCGAAAAAGCAGGTGATTATTTAAAGGCAAAAAGTGAAAACTTAGATAAATGGGCTAAATCTAATGCTGGAAAAATGGGTGGGACTGCTGGAATGATTAATGCCATGTTAGGTGGAGCAAGAATTGATTTTCCTCAAGTATGGAAAAATAGCGCATTTTCATCAAGCTATTCTATTACTGTTAAATTATATAATCCAAGTCCAGGTAACATTAAAGCAACAGAATATTTTATAATTGGTCCATTAACCGCATTATTATTATTAGGTTTACCATCACAACAAAACGAAGATAATAGAGCTTATAATTATCCATATTTTCATAAAATTTATAGTGAAGGTCTCTTTAATATTCATCAAGGTGCTATAACGTCAATACAAGTTAGTAAAGGTGGTGAAGGGTCAATAGGACTTAATCAAAGATTAGGTTTAGTTGAAGTACGAATGGATTTTGCAAACTTACATGCTCATATGATTGGTAGTTCTTCTTCAAAATCTCCTATTCCAACTTTAATGAGCTATGTTGAGAGTTTAAGAAAACAACTTATTTTAAAACCAGTATATATTAAAACACCAACCACTGAAGATCTTAAAAGTCAAAAAATACCTGCTGCTGGAGAGAGTGTTGCACAACCAGGACCTCAACCAAGTACCACAACTTCTCCTACAGAAAGAGTAGATCAAGGCGCTTCGGGTGCATCTGATAGTTTAGAAACTTTAAATCCTAAAGATTTATCAACTCAACCAACGATTACATATTCTTCATTAACTCCAGTGGCTCCACCTACAGTATCTCAAATGCCTACATCTGTACAAGATGCACAAACTATAAAAGCAGATACGTCAAAAGCAAAGAGTACTGCTATGAATTTAAGATTATTACAAGATAGAGCAAACCAGGTTGCTAAGTTGAGAGGTGGTTAACAAACTTTATTTCTAAGAAACATTGCTAGATAAAAGGATGTGAAAGATTGGGTGAGGAATTTAGTTTGGTTGGTTAGTTTTTGGTAGGATTTTTTATATTTTGAATCAGTAATAATTTTTTCAGTTAACTGAGAAACTTGTTGTTTGTAATATATTTTTTGATTAGTTCTTTTTATTCCCATTAAATCACTAGTATATTTAAGAAAATCTTTTCCACATAATTGACTCATACTATTTATATTTTTTAAAAATAGTTCATATATTAACCTAATATCATCTGCATATTTAAGATCACTTAAATTATCAACTATATATTCTGCAAACAATATATTTATTCTTGATAATTTTTTTGCATCATCAAAAGCTTTTCGGTCTACTTCTTTATAAATAGTAATTTTTGAAACAATATCTTCAATTACTCTTTGTCCTTTCTTTAAAGATTCAATTTCATATGTTCCTTCTGATCCTTCTTTTTCACTTGGAGAATATCCTTCAATACCTTCCTTTGAATATTTATAATATAATTCAGCAAATGATCTAATTGTTTGAGCTATTCTATGTCTACATTCATATACAAATCTTGATATTCTTTCAGGATCATCAAATGTTTCTAAATCTTTTTTATATCTACGATGCATTTCTTGTGCAATATGATATAGGAAATTAGGAATTGTTTTTTCTCTAGACATTAAATTAGTTTTAGATATATTATCAAGAGTATAGCTGAAAACTTCAGAATTACAATAGTCTCTAAAATGTACATAAAATCTATGTGAATAAAAATTTATACACAATAATATCATTGTAGCCATAAAGGATGGAAGATCTTTTTGTAACGAAAAATAATAGAGTGTAAAAAGAAGAATATTTGTGAGAGTATCTTTTAATACATAATCAGCTGCTAATCTATCTGTGTGAAATCTTTTGGAAAAATCTCTAATATCTTTAACTGTTAACCCTGTTAACTGTAAAATTTCTTCTCCATAATAATGTTTATATGGCGGCGCATAACATGGTTCATTCAATTTTCCAAGTTCTGTAGCAACAACTTTATTTATATAGTTTTTTAAAGCAACTTTATCAATTTTAGATACTGATAATAATTCTTCCATTTTTAACCTAAAACCTTTACAGAAATATCTGAAATTGAAAAATAAATATATTCTGGAGTATACTCTAATAATTGAGATTGACTAAAATCATCAAGATTAAAATTAAAAAATATATTAGATTCTGGTTTTATTAAATTACAATATCCTACTCCATCAGTTTCTTGAACTACTGCTATTATTTCTGATCTATAAAGACTAATATTGGAACCAAATCTAGATTTAAAAGCACTTAAGATATTAGATTGTATTAAACTTGTTAAGGCAGAATCAGATGATAAATAATCAGTTGCTTTAACAACCTCTATACTAATTTGTAAAGGTATATTATATTCAGGAAGGAACCATTGTGACCCAGTAAATATGTATTTTAGATCTACATCTGCAACATAAATCATATCATCCATAATTGGATTAAAGAAATACCAAGTTTGCGAAGTACTATCTATACATTGCGCTATATTATTTTTTTGACCAGTCCAGACACCACCCTCTGTTCCATTAACAATATATGAATCTCCTATATTTCCATGAGGAACCGAAGATTGGCTTATACTCATAACACTTGATTTTGTTATATTGTTATATTGCATATTTGTTAAAAGTCCAATTGTATTAGAAAATTTAACATTAACAAAATCTGTTATCATTTTATAATTTGAAAATGTTAATGATGACATCATATATTGTAAAACTTGAAGTTCGAAGTCTTTTTTAATTATAGAATTATAATAACTTGTTAATATAACTGGAATATCATATATGGTAGCTATATTATTAATAGGATCATCTATCATATTTGACATCATAAAATCATTTAGTGATTTTCTAAAAGTTACTGTTATAGAATATATACATATTTGAGTTGATCCAGAACTAATTATAAAATTAAGAATTATATCACCATCTGGAAATAAAGTATAAGGATTAAACGAATATGTAAATAATTTATTTGTTGTATCATTTGTCATTTGATAAATTTGACTTGATTTCATTATTTCTAATTTACATGAAGCATTTGTATCAGTTCCGGTGTAAGTTAATTCAAAAACAGCAGCTCCAGTTGTAGAATCAAGATACATATTTAAATTTTGAATTGCAATATCATTATAACTTGGATTAAAAGTTGTTTGTAGATTTGGTGTAAGAGTAACATCATACATTATATAATCATAATATCCTGAACCATTTGTATAATCTAATGTAAGATTAAATAGTGTAGAATAATTAACACCATTAGATGTTATAATTGTTCCTCTTGGAATATTAGTAGTTGATCTAGGAACTATTAATTTCTCATTTCTTGTTGGAACCAAAACCCCACCAAAATCTAAATTAGAGTATAATTGAATTTCATTGCACTTAATATCTGATCTTTTTAAAACAGGAAGCGGAGAAGAATGAAACGGAGAATATGGAATAACTACATCAGTATTTTGATAATCAACTTCTGAAACTAGTCGACCAAGTGAAACTAAATTTTTTATTGAATTAGATCTAATATCTTCAGTTGATTCTTCGTCTTGACCACCATTAGCTGGAGATGTATTAACACAGGTATAATTAACAATTTGTACCGCTCCAGACAATGTTGTAATATAAATTTTATCCCCTTTGTTTATAGATGCAGTAATTACATTTCCATCTTCACCCTCTGTTTCATATATTGTAACCGCAACCGTTGAACCAGCTGCTGGTTGAGCTCCTATTAATCCATTACCAAAATATAAAGTTCTTCCTGCTGGAGTTCTTCTTGAAACAAATCCATAATCAGTTGAAGACATTAAATATAAACTATTATATTCTGTATAAGTAGTTGATCCTGAACCATTTGGATCTATGACTTCAACAGCTAAACTAGAAACTTTACCTTTAATGGGAACATCTATTGTTACAAATTGATATATTTGTAAATCTGAATCTATTTGAAATTCTTGTTGACTAAATTTATATTGTCTAACAGGTAAAACAAATCTAAATTCTGGTACAGTATAATCTATTTCAACAGGTAAATTATATGATTTACTTCCATCTGTTACCGTTATAGTAACAGATGCATTATTTACTACGTTTATTGCTACAGAATAATATGTTGTAAATTGAATTGCTCCTGCATAAAATATAAACCCATTTGGAATATAAAATGTTGCATTTGAGTCTCCAAAACCTAGAGGAATAGACATTAGAATATTTGCTGTAGAAAATGATGCTTCTCTGGTATTATATCCTAAGAAAGCTGATAAATTAATAATTGATTCAGGAAGTTGAGCTTTTGTGAGGAAAAATTCTTTATATACAGAAGTTTCATAGAATAGAAGATTTGAAGTTAAAGTTGATAATATATTTATTACAAAAGAAAGAAAAGATGATTTCGTTAAATCTACATTTTCCAACTCCATATAATATTGTATATATTCTATTATTTGAGTTCTAATTTGATCTCTAGATAAATAAATTTGATTACTTATACTAGTGTCTACAGCCATTTCAAATCTCCATTTAGTTAAAACTTTATTTTTCTATACGAAATATAATCCTGAATTATCATCATATAAATTTTTTAAATTTGATCTTAAAATTTCTGATTTAGATAACATTCGTGTCATCGTTTGAGATTCAGGAATTGTGTGAATTTTTTTATCATACTCATAAAAAATATAGTTATTTGATACTTGTAGATCTACTTCTTGGTTTGTTCTTGATTGTTCAACAGTTAACGTTAATTTCCAATAAGTCTTATCTGGTCCTTGTTTTGTTAATCCTGTTACAGCAAAAATAGCATATGAATCTGGATCAGTTGAATAATATTGTTTTCTACCAATTACAACCATATCATTTGGATATGGTATAAGTCCATATGTATCTGGAAAAACTATTGCAGAATTACCTTCATTTACATAACCTGTTTCTTGAGCATCAAAGGTTGTAGATGTTTCTTCAATAAAATAAACAGGAAGAAATAAATATTTATTCCACTTTATTCCAGATAAACTTCCAATTTTTTCATAAGAACCACCCATTAAAAATTCATTATCCCAAACAGTAGTACTTGTATCTATATTATAATATGTAACTAAATAAGCAACAGCATGTTTACTATATATGTCATACAACTCACTCCAAAATTCATTTATATAGGCATACTGCCGCTGATAATTCTGCATTATTTATTAAGACTCCTTAAGTATTGACTTAATTTTAAATCTGCTTCTACTCTCTTTTGTCTTATTTTGATTAATTCATTAAATAGTTTATTTCTACATTTATTTTGTAAATTAATAGATTTAATTTTATTTGTGATTTTATCTTCTGAATATTTTTGAGCTTTAAAGTTTTTACATTTAGAAATCTCAGATTTTAACATATCCTCTACTTTTTCAAGAGACTTTACATTACATTTTTTATAACATAATTTTTTATCTTTAATTTTTTTATTTATTTTACAATTATATCCACATTTCCAATTATACATTTGATATAATTTTCTAGTTAATAAAGCAATCGGAATGCCACCTGGAGTAACTATTATTGCTCCAGCTATTCCAGATGTTAAAGCTATTTTTATCATTTTTTGAGTTTCTGAACTAGACTTCTCATTTAACAAAAATAACAATTTGAAAGTACTAGAGTCTGAAAGATCTCTAGTACTTTCTATTAAATAATTAGATTCAAATTTAGTTAAAGAACTTGATTCTATAATTGCTATAAGTTTATCTCTAATTAACTTAAAACTTGAGGGCATTTTTAACCCTTATTTCCTTCTTTAGATTTTAACTTTGAAATTTCAATTAATTCTTTTTGATATCTTTTTCTCCATTTCATGATTTCACTCTGTAATTTTCTCCTACATTTTTCTGGATTAGAAGATTCTGCACACTTAGATAAATCTGAAGATATTGTAGAAATAACTTTTTTAGCTGCTGCTGCTTGACATTCGTGTTTAGCTAATTTTCTATGACCAATATTTTTTATAGATAACGATGCTCGAACACAAGGATCTGTAAGTTTTCTATATAGATAAAAAAGACCAACCCCACCAAGAGCTCCTAAAAATCCACCTTTTGTTCCCCCATGTGTCATTCTATCAGCTACACCACTTCCCTTTTTTAATGTAAACCCAAGAGCTTTTAGTGGAGCTCCACCAATTGCAGTCTTTCCAATTTTTCTTCCTACAAACCCTGCAGCTCCATATTTTAAAGCCTTTTTAGTTTTACCTTCAAAGTCTGTAATTTTCTCAGTTGTAATATTTTTACCTTCGTAAAATAATACAGAAACTAAATCTTTATAACTCATAGACATAACATGTTCTGTCAATTTAACTTGTTCAGCAAAAGTTAATTTTTTTCTTAAAGATGCGCTATTAGTAACTGCAGCAAGCAAATAATCTTTACAAGCCATTTCTAATATTTTAGAGTCAATTGCTTTATTTTTTTCCATCTTAATTATTCCTCCGTTTTTATTATATAAGATTCATATCTTGTTTTATCACCCATATAAGCCATTTTCTTATCTGCTGACATTTTCATATCAGTTGTTGATTTAATATCAGAAGATTCAAAATCAAATTCACCAGTCATTAAATAAATTCTTCTTTTATCAGTACTATAATCTGCTTCAAAATCAATATGTAAATCAGATAAGATCATTTTTCCTTTTTCATCCAATTTAATATCATACTCACCAGAAGTTATTTTTGTTGGTGTGCATGTTATTTCTTCTAACACAATAAATCTATCTTTAAAATATTCTTTTTCTTTTTCAATAATATCTTCTACTATTTCAGAAGATAATCTTATAATCAATTGTGTTGCATAAACTCCTTTATTATCAATTAGTTCCCCAATCATTCCCAAATATAAATATGCTTCTTCTGAAATTGGAACTAGAAATAGATGTGTATTCCCTACATGCTTTTTCTTAAAAATACCTTTGTAATTTTTAAGTACACAATAGTATAGAATCATTATTTATTATTCCTATTTTTTAAGAAGATAAGTTAAAATAAGTATTTTTATCTATAATAGCAGATAATTGTCCTTCCTGGTGGTCATACTCAACAGATATATCAACTGAAAAACCTTTATTTTCTTTTAAAAAATTAATAGTAATATTAGAAGGAGTTGCTCTATTATCATAAATTTCTAAAACTGTTTCAATTTCATCTTTTATTTCTTCTATTGTTTGATCATCAGCTGGTTCAAATACAAATTTATATAAATTACTCCCATATGCTGGGTCATGGTCATAACTTCCTTTTGGGGTTAATAAAATATTATTCCATGAATTTAATATTGCTTCTAAATCATTAATTCTTGTAAATTCTCCAGATGGTGTTAATTTACAAGTATAATCGGAAACCTTACTATTAGATCCTACAACATTTTTCTTAAATTTATCTAATAGATTTGCCAAATATTTACCCTCTTATATTATTTTTTATGACTACCAGATTTAGTTTGTTTTTCTTTCATTATTTTAGATTTTTCTTCTTCTAAATCTGTTTTCCATTTTAATAAATCATATAATCTTTTAACAGGCATAGTTATTATATCACTGTATGTTTGGTGACATAATTCAATAGCTGAAAATATAGTTTCACTTAAATTCTTTTTATATTTATCTATTTCAACCTCATGAAGAGTATACCATGCGAAAAAAGTTTTCGACCATGTCGACTTTAATTACCTCCTCAAATCCGCAGTGTGTACAAAAAGATTTCATCTTTAATTCAATCCCAAATTTTCCAAACTCTTCATTATACTTTTCATAAATTACTCGTTTATCTCTTGCGGGTAAACTTCTATATGCATCAATAATATCATATCTGCTAGCATAAACTATTGGATCAGCAACTGCCTCTTCAACATCTTGTTCAAATCTATCAACAATTAATGTTTCTGTAATCATTTCAATTGTTAAACCAGGAGTAGCTGATAATGTCTTTATAGCTATTTCTTCTTCATCAATACTAGGTTGCTTTATATATGCATATACTCCTTTTGATATAGGAAGTTCAACCTTATATTTTTTTGATAAAATATCTTCAAATGGATATGGATTAATACTAAACATATCAGAAGCTTTAACTGTAACAGGATATTCTTTTTTGCAATTAGTACATCTAATATCATAGTTTCTAATTTCTTCATATGTTATGTGATAAAGACCATATAAGAGAGCATCTCTATCTTTTAAACTTAAAGATTTTAAAAATGTTTTATAATCTGTAATACTTTCAGGTTTTTGAACAATAGATTCATATAAACATTTATTCAGGTGCTCAGTAATCTTAGTTGGAGTCAAAAGACTACCTTTTAATCTTTCTTCCTCAGAAACACTGAGTGATCTAAGAGAAAAAGATAAATGTGTATGAGGAGTAATTACCTCATACTCTGGGTACTTTAAATTGAAACCTTTGAATGGCATTTTTTAATCTCCTTTCATTCTGAACTATTCATTATTTTTATTGTTTACTTTATTCGAAAATCAATTTTTAGTATTGATAACTTTTAACTGCACTTGCTGCAGCAGTAAGAGCAGAAGCGTAAGTTTCGCATTTTGACTTAACCCATGGTTCGTGCCACATATAGTCAAATTTAAACTCTTGTTCTATATCAAGTCTTCCAACAGTTTCAACGTCACCAGAGAATAAATCTTGAGGATCTTTAGTTGGAAAAACTCCATCATAGCAAGCATAATATTCTATGGAAATTCCATCAGGAGCAGTTGTCCAATAGTATAAAGTTGAAGCATATTTTGATTTTACCCAGCCGCTTCCATCATCATCGTCCTTTAAAATGTCAGAAATTCCTAATCTATAATCTCTAATCATTTTAACCCAAGAATGGAAAATATTAAGAATTGGTGTTTTGGAAAACTCAAGAAATTTAGCTGTGAAAGCTGTTCCATATTCTATATTTCCAGGTGCATTCCATTTGATTCCACCTAGTCCAGTAAATTCGATAGAATTTAAAGTTCCACCTGGAGGGGTAAATGATAAACATGATGCAGCAAGAATTTTTTGAGCATCATCAACAGATAATCCACTTGCATTAGCATCTAAATAAGTACTAAGTGCTGCGGGAAGAGGTTCAAACCAGATAAAGAACTGACCTGATGTATATGGGGTGGCGACTCCAACAGTAGTACCACCAAACTTTCTAGTTAAAATATTGTCGGCTGTTACAGCAAACGAAGTCTTCATTTTTTTATTTCCTCCTATTGTTTGTTAAGCATATATTTTCTAATTAAAATAAAATAGTTTTAATTATATTAATCTTCATCTTCATTTTGTTCTTCATCTTCCTTATCTTCATCGTTCTTTTTTTTAATTGGCATTTTTAAAGGTTTTCCAGAAGAGATAGAATCAATTCCACATATTCCTGCTGCAGAAGATACTTGCTCTTTTGATAAATATTCAAGATACAAATTAAGTATATTCATGCAATAATCCCAAAATATAATGAATTTATTATTTGTTCTTGAAAATTGCTAGGTTGAGTATTTTATTTAAAGTTACTTTTACTATATATATTAATAAGTGAATAAAATAATTTGTCAAAGAAAGGGGGAAAATAATTATATGAGTATTGAAGAAATTATGAATAAAGAACTTACATCGGAGCAACTTGAAAATTTGAGAGGGGTATTATCATCTATCCTTGGGCCTTATGCTTTTATAATACCTAAAGAACAGATTGAAAATTTTCGTAAAAAAGTAAACGGAGATATAAATAAACTTGATAAAAATTAATCAAAGAAAGGAGAATATTTTATGATCCAAGTAGGACAAGTTTACAAATTTTTTGATAACTCAGTAGTAGAGGTTCAGGAAATAACCATAAATCCTGATATAATATCAAACACAGTTTTATTAAATTTTCCTACTCAAAAAATTAGAGCAGGATATTACAGAGTAGCAGATTTAGAAAAATTTTCAAATTTGTTCAGACCAGTGTAAATTTAAAAATGGGGTATGTTTATATCCCATTTTTAATATATTATTCTTCAGGGATCATATAGTGGAAGTATAGAGGGTTTTGGACCCTCTCACGAAAGTTCGAATCTTTCTCCCTGAACTCATAAAAAGGAGAAAAAATGACGCCGTATGAAATAGTATATAAACTTCAAGCAAATGGATTTGAAGCATTTTTTATTGGTGGATGTGTAAGAGATATGTTAATGGGTTTAAAATCTAAAGACATAGATATCGTAACATCTGCCAAACCAGAAGAAATAATTGATCTTTTTAAAACACAAAAAATAAAAGAAGTTGGAAAATCGTTTGGGGTAATTTTGGTTGATGATATTGAGGTTGCAACTTACAGATTCGATATATATCATGGTTTAAATGATAAGAACTGTGAGATTGGATTTTGTTCTAGTCTCGAAGAAGATGTTTCCAGACGTGACTTCACAATCAACCAAATTGTTTATAATCCAATAAATAAAGAAATTATAGATTTTCATAATGGTCAATCTGATTTACATAAAAAAATAATTAGATTTATTGGAATTCCAATGCATAGAATCTTTGAAGATCCTAATAGAATTATCAGAGCATGTAGGTTTTTAGCAAAAATTAATGGTTACTTTGAAGATTTAACTTTCGAATTTCTTAAAATGTATTCTCATTATATTGACTCATCTGTAGCAGAAGAAAGAATAAGATTAGAAATTTTGAAAGCATTATCAACCATTAAAAAATCATCAAGATTTTTTACAGCATTACATGATATTGGAGGATTGAAATATATCCTTCCAAGTTTAGATGATTCTTATTTACATCCTGGTGGTCCGTATCATATTGAAGATGTATATGATCACTGTATGATGGCAGGAGATCATGTATCAACTAAATATCCTTTAATCAAATTAGCTGGATATCTTCATGATGTTGGTAAACCTATTTCATCTAGAATAAATCCACGAACAGATGATTTATGGTTTGAAGGTCATGAACAAACTGGACACACTGCTGTTATAGAAGATTTATCTCATCTTAAATTCTCAAATGATGAAATTTCGTATGTTTCAAATTTAGTTAAAAATCATATGAGAATTTCTCATGAAAGAACAAGTCCGAAGGGTGTAAGAAGAACTTTAAAAACATTATCAGATGATAATTTAACATATAAAGATTTAGTTCGGGTTGCTATTTCTGATAAGATGGGTGGATTAAAAGCAAGAGAAACATATAGAATGAGAGATATTTATAATCTTGTTAAAGCTTTTAAAACTGAGATTAATAGAAAATCAGTTTCTAAATTTTCAGATCTTGCAATTGATGGTTTTAAAGTTATGGAAGTAACAGGATTAAAACCAGGAAAAGAAGTTGGTGAGATTTTAAAATATTTAATGGATTGTGTTTTAGATGATCCTGAGTTAAATGACGCGGAAAAGTTAATTAATCTAATAACCAAAAATTAAACTAAATTAGGTATGGGGAGGAGAAAATAAAATGCGAGGAATATCAGTACCAAAGTCTTTTGAGAATTATTCTCTTGAAAACTTCTTTAAATTAGTTGATCGTTTTGTAAAATTTAATTCCTATAATATTTCGAATAAGGAAAAGAGTAAGTGGAATAGAGAATATAACTGTGAAGTTCCATTATTATTTGTTAAGATGTTAAGAGAAAAAGGTTTTAAAATAACACCCATGGTATATGGAGGATACCCTTATGAAATTCTTCTTTGTGAATTAAAAGACCAAACAAGTATAAAAAAAGTTAGTAAAATTTCATTTAATTATCCTTCACACCCAACAAGATCAGAATATCCAAAAGTAGAAAATAAAAAGATATTAAAAATTAAAAGAGAAAAATGCATGGCTGAATGTAGTCACAATAACAATGAAGGAAAAATATGTTCCTTCAGACAAAAAAATCCCATAATAGATAATGGGGTTATTCAAGATTGTGATTGTTGGGCAAAAAGATTTGATGGATTTAAACATAAAGCAGAAGCTCTAGCTGTATTTTCAGATATCTATGACTAGTGTTAAAATTCTAGTAGAGTCTATTTTTAATAAGACTCTACTAGATCAATAAGGAGAAAAATTAAAATGGGTTTTAGTGTTGCTGTAGAACCAAAAAAATATGTATTTTGTACAAACTGTAATAATCAAATTCATCCAGAAGAAAAACATTTAAAATTTATAGGATCTGCAAAGTATTATTCTGTATCAAAAAGACTATGTAGAGAATGTTTAGAAGCTATATTATTTATAATAAGGAGATAAAGGAATTAAATGTCACTCACTTGGAGTCAGCCAATATATCAAAACATTACAAATCAAAATATTGAGGAAAAAAATATGTGTATAAAAGCAAAGAAAAATGATATTATTAGAGTAGCTGAAAAAAATCTAGTTGTATATAAAGTTTTTTTATCTTATTATAAAAAATTAGTTTTACCATTTAGAAGAGTTAATGGAATTGATCAATATAAATTAACAAAGGTATCTTTAACTCACTCAACTATAAATCATGTAGTAAATACCAGAGCTTACGGATTTAATTATGGTTTTGGTTATCATTCTTTTGGTTCTTTAAAACAAGCTGAACTATATAAAATTAAAATGAATCATAAACATAAAGTAATTGTGAAAATGATAATTCCAAAAGGAACTGTATATGAAAGAGGAATAATTCAACATGGTTATGTTGGATCTGGATTAAGAGCAACAAGATCTGAATTTCTTCAATTACCAAAAGGAGAAAAAATCAAATGTGCTTAGAATTAACCAAAAGTGAATTTACACAAAAAAGTATAAGAGTATTTAAAGTATTTTTTATACGAGATGAAAAAATAACATTACCATTTAAAGATAAAGATCAAACTGTTTTTGATGTTTGCTCTAATAGATCTCATGGGTTTTTTGATGGTTTTGGTTATCATTCGTTTTTATCTAAAAAAAATGCTACTACATATGCTCACATTATAAGAACATATCAACCAGTTTGGATAATAGGAATGTTAATTCCAAAAAATAGTTATTATTCAGTTGGAAAAATAGAAAGTGGGTTTAAAGGATCAGGAATTGAAGCTGTAAGATCTGAAATTTTAACAGTATCAAAAGCTAAAAAAATAAAAATAAATCAGATGGCATCATTAAAATTTAAAGATTGTAATTTTGGAATTTCACAGGTATAAGGAGACTTCATTAATATGTCTAGCTTAATTGATGATTTAATAAAGAGGGAACTAATAAAAGATGTTCCATCATTTCTTTATAATAGTGTTCAATATGAAGTTATGATGGGATCAATTGCATATGGAGTAAGTTCAGATTTATCAGATAGAGATATCTATGGGTTTTGTATTCCATATAAAGAAATAATATTTCCTCATCTTAATGGAGAGATTGTAGGATTTGGTAGACAAAAGCAGGGGTTTGAACAATTTATGAAACATCATATTCAGGATAAATCAAAAGGAATAATGTATGATGTTACCATTTATAACATTGTGAAATATTTCATGTTATGTATGGAAAACAATCCGAACATGATAGATTCTTTATTTGTTCCACAATTTTGTATTTTACAATCAACTTCTATTGCTAACTATTTAAGAGAAAGACGAAAAGAATTTTTACATAAAGGTTCATGGTTTAAATTTAAAGGTTATGCATTTTCTCAAGTTCACAAGATGAATAATAAATCATTAAAAGGACTGGTAGATAAATGTAATAAACTATCAATAGATCCAGAAGAATTAAATAGTGATCTAATTGTAGTTGAGTTAATTAGACGTGGAAATAGAGAATTACAATGTTCAAAGGAGTTATTAAATATTAAAGAAACTGGAGTTGATAAATTAGAAACAAATGATGTAAGAGAACTTTATAATATCATGAGAGAATGTTTAAAAGAAGGAGGAAAACTTGGTAATCGTTTAGCAAGTATTAAAAAATTTGGATTTGATGTAAAATTTGCTTATCATGTAGTTCGACTTCTAAATGAAATTGAACAAATTTTAGTTGAGGGAAATCTGGAGCTTGATAGAAACAGAGAGCAGTTAAAAGCTATAAGACGAGGAGAATGGACATTAGAACAAGTTACAAATTACTTCAGCATAAAAGAAATAGAATTAGAAAAAGTATATCTTGAAAGTAAACTGCCTAATTATCCGAATGAATTAAAAGTTAAACAAATTTTATTAGATTGTTTAGAGATGTATTTTGGGAAGTTAGAAGTAGTTCCTGTTGTTTTATCTAATGATTCTCAAATGATATTAAAAGATTTACAATCAATTATTTCTAAATATTCAAAAAGTTAAGGAGATAAAAATATGGTTCTTGAAACTATAAAACAATTGGGAAAAATTAAAAGTGGAAATTCTTTTAGTGCATGGAAATGTCCTTTTCATGATCATATGATACAAAAAAATGTAACATATAAAGATATTGAAAGTGTTGGGATTCCTATATGCTCAGAATGTGGAGATGATATGGAATTTATATCTGAAAGATGGGAACCAAAAAAGTATAAGAAAAGGAAATAAAATGTCAGAAGATTATCCCCCAATTTTAGATTTAGATAATATTAAAAGATGTAATATAAATTGTAGATATCGTTTAGAGATTAATCTAATTGATAATGAAGATAGAAGATATAGAATTGATGACTATTTATTAGCTAAAGTTTTAAGGCATGGAATAAGAAAATTAAAAGTAGTTAAAAAAAATAAGTCTTTATCATTTATATGATATATTAGATCAAAGTGAATAAAATGAAATTTTACGCATACTTACCAGATAAAAATGGAAATGAACCATTAGGAAGTTTTAATAAATTACTATTTCAATTAAAAACTATTTCAGGTGCAAGAAGAAAAGTTGATAGGATTTTTAACGGAGAAAATCATAAACTATTTAGTTATACTAATTTTTATGATGATAAAACCTTTAAGGATATTAACAAATGAAAAAATTACTTAAGGAATTATTTGAAGCAGATCACTCTTTGCATTATAGAATAATTATTGATAATTCAAAAATTTTAGCAGACATTTTTGATGAGAAAAATAAAGAAATTTGTTCAACCTGTCCAAGAATTCAAACCAGAGACTTAAAATATGGCTGCTGTTCAGACTGTGGTCATTCAAATGGATATTTCAGAAATTTGTATGATAATATTGTCTCTAATCTTTTTCTAAATAAAATGAAAAAGAAGTTTAATTTTGACAAGAAAAAATTTGGGTTCTTTAATAGTGAAAAAATGATTTGTAGTCTTCCCAGAGAAATAAGAAGTTATACCTGTTTAAACTATATATGTGGAGATATGAAATTAACTGGAGATCAAGTTGATAAAGTTAGAATAAGTTCTAAAATTATACAACTTGCTAAAATGGATTTAAATCTTCCATATTAATTAGAGGATGTTACCTATGAAACGAGTTCCAAAGATATTTCAATTACTATTTCCACCATACTATACAAGCACTGAATTTTTTATAATTTCTAAACAAGCAAAAATTTTAGCAAAAATTTTTGATAAACTGAATGATGATATTTGTTCAGATTGTGGAAAAGATAATAAATCAGAAAAACCAACTGGTTGTTGTGGTGCTTGCGCTAGAAAAGTTGGACATTTTAGAGAACCAAAATATCATGAAACATTTCAATTGATGGAAAAAATTAAGGAAATGTTTTTATTTGATTCAAAAACATATGGTTTTTTTGATGATGAAAAAATGAGATGTAAATTACCAAGAGAATTACGAAGTTATACTTGTTTAGATTACGCATGTCAAAGAATGAAATTAACTTCAGCAAAACATCATGAAATTAAAATGGCAGTTAGAACTATCTATTTAGCAAGACAAGAATTAAAACTTCCATATTAAGGATCTATTATGAAAGAAATAGGAAGAGTTTTAAAAATGGACTGGGGTTCGAAAGTTGTATCTATTGCAATATATTTCAAAACTCCAAAAGAAATGAATATTCCAAAAGAAGGAAGATTATTTAAAATATTTGAGTTTGACGGAGAAGTTATAGAAAAGGATGTAGGAATCCCTGGTGAAAAAGTATGGGGATATTCATTAAATCAGATTATAGATGAAAAAAAATTAGCATTCTTAACAAAAAAAGAGGTGGAGGAATTAAAATGATTGCAGTGTGTGGAGATTTTCATGGTAGCTGGTCAAAAGTAAATCAGTTCTTAAATAGTCACCTGAAAATCTCCATGATTTTACAATGTGGAGACTTTGGATGGTGGCCAAGGTTTCATGGAAAGACTTTTCTTAATAAAGGTGTCATTAGATGGAATAACTATGGTTTAAAAAATAAACATGTAAAAGTTTTCTGGTGTCCAGGAAATCATGAAGACTGGGAATCTTTAAAAAACTTAAAAACAAATGAAGTTAGTCCAAATGTTTTTTATATGAAAAGAGGATCTATATTAACTATTCCTGATGGAAGAAAAGTTTTATTCATGGGTGGTGGTCTATCAATTGATAGAAAATATAGAACAGAAAGAGGATTAGATTTTGGATGGTTTTGGGAAGAAACAATATCTCAAAAAGATATTGAAGAACTTCCCGATGAAGAAATTGATATTATAATTTCTCATACAGCACCAACTGAATTCAAAATTAAAGATTATCATGAAGAATATTCTTCAGATCCTTCTAGAAAAGCTTTAAGTTATTTGCTAAATAAATATAAACCAAAACTTTGGTATTTTGGTCATATGCATAAATTTCAACAAGGTTTTGATAACAATTGTAAATGGGTTTGTTTATCTGCTATTGATTTTGAAGATAGATGGTGGATTCCTTTGGAGGATTGAATAAATGAAGATAGCTAAAACAATAAATATATGTAAACATATTTGTTTGTGTTCTTTTGGTTGGGTAATTGTTGGAACAATTCCAAGATCTATTGGAGTTATGCACTCAAAGAGTGAGTTCTTTTATCCAATGCTATTTGCTGATATAATAATTACAGCAAGTTTTTGTATATCTTTATATTTATTTATTAAATTAAAGATATCTGATTAAAAAGGAGATAAAAATGGATAGTCAATTAGATGTTAGGATAAAAATGATTAAATCAATATCATCAGGTGGAATAAAATCTCTTAGTAAAACTAAAAGATATGGTTTAACTATATCCACTATATGGATATCAGATCTTGGATATGAAACAGCAATCTTTGATATGGTTGGAGCTCACCCTGTTGAACGTTGTGAAAGCAAAAAAGAAGCTTTGGTAAATCATGAAAAATGGGTAAACAAATCAAATAGATTAGTAACAATTTTAAAATTGGGTTATCCAAATTCATCAATAAAAGATGAGGAAATTACTTTGAAAAGATTTCAATAAGAAAGGAGATAAAAATGTCTAATAAAAAAATGAAAATATATGAAGTCCCTCTCATAGAAACTATAATTAAAACATATAAAATTGAAGCAAGAAATGGATCTGAAGCAATTAGTCTTTTAACTCAAAATATAGGAATTCCAATTCATACTGAGTCAATTGATAGTTATTGGGATAAACCAGTTGAGGTTAAAAAATGAAAAGAATTAAATGGACAGAAAGACTATTTATATGGGGAGGGTTAACTTATATTATATCTCTAATATTAGCTCTTGCTTGTTCACAAATGAGTGATAAAATATTTGCAGAAATATTTGCAGGTATTTATCTGTTAAGTGGATTTGTAGTTTATCCAATATTATTTGCTCAAATAATATTAATTAAAAAATATAAACTTTTTTGAAATAAAAGGAGATAAAATGATAGCATATATCTATGGAAGATATTCACAATTTTTAACATGGATTGGTGATCAAATGGTGGCTACAGAACCACCAAAAACAAAAGCAGAACAAATTTTAAAAATGATGGATTTAATCGTTCCAGGTGATGTTATTTGTAGAAAATATGTTTATTATCTTGATTCTATTTTGATTCCTGGTGAATTTAGTCATTCTGGAATCGTTATAGATTCTACTAAAATGGTTCATTCTATAGCAGAAGGAGTTCAATATATAAATCCCATTGATTTTATTAAAGATACAGATGGATTTATTATTTGCAGACCAGATTATAAAACTAAAGAAGATACTATTCTATCTCTTAATAGAGCAATCTGGCATATTAATAATCATACACAATATGATTTTACATTTAATGATCCTTCAAAATATTATTGTCATGAATTTACTTGTGACTGTCTTTCTAGAGCAGGGATTATTATACCCGTAACAGATAAGAAATTTGGAGTTTGGCCATTCAATTTTGAAATGAAAATTTATTTAGCGGATAATATTATAGCAAATACATCTACGATTTATAGATTTGAATAAGGAGAAAAAAATGTTACGAGAACAATGTAAAAAATGTAAATGGTATGCATACAGACTTGGAGTAGAAGTTTGCACCAATTCAAACTGGATGCCAGATGGATATTTTGATGTATCAGATGTAGAAGATAAAAAATGTGTTTCCTTTACTCCGTCTGTAAGTTTTATAAAATACAAACATCATTCAGATGATGAAGTTTGGGTTCGAGAAGATTTAAAAGGAAGACATAGAGAATTCTGTTTGTGTCATAAATGTAAAAAATTAAATGTTAATGATAGAGATAAAAATTGTCCAATTGCAAATCAATTATTTAATATTTGTTTGGTAAATGATTTGGTCACTCCTGTTTGGGAATGTCCACAATTCGAAAATAAAGAATAATAATTAATAAGGAGAAATAAATGGTTATAATATCAAGTTTTAAAGATTACTATGACCGAGCGCTTGGAATTACAGGAATTGATAAAAAAGTAATATTCTATAGAAAAAATTTAAGAGAAACAGAATTTCCTAAGTCTAAAATTAACTTTACGCTTACACCTAATTATGGTGTTGATAATTATAGATATTTAGTAATTTCTATCTGCGGAAAAAGATATTTTATAATAAACAACTATAAATCTTTAGATCTCAAATGGTCTGACTTTCATCTAGTAACAAAAAAAGATCTTTATAAGGATGAAGTGTATGATAAGATTTTTAGTTCCATTGATATGAGAGATTGGTGGAAAGTTACTAGATTTAAAAAAAATAAAAAATTAACTAAATTTGAAAAAGCAGAAAATCTTTATCCTAAAGTACATGGTGTATATGATGAAGGTTTAGTTGAAATTTCTAAAAAACTAAGATCACCAATTTTTGCAGTATATTATTCTGGTAGTTGTGGAGTAAAATTGCGTGAAAGAAGTCCAGTGTTAAAAGATATTAAAGGCATTTCAGGATTATTTGAACCTCTTCAATTATTTAATGATATTAGTTTTTTTATAGCTAATACTTTAACTAATTGTAATCCTGATATAGTTCAAATTTCAAACAAAGATAAAATTCTTAAAGCAGGTTTTGATTTAAAAACATCTTTCAGAAATATGTAAAAATGGAGGGATGTTAGAGTGGTCTATTATAGGAGTTTGCTAAACCCCTGACCGAAAGGTCCGTGCGTTCGAATCGCACTCCCTCCGCCAATTTAAAAAGGAGAAAATATGTCAAATAATCTAAAATGTTATACTCATTTAATTCTTGAGGATTCTGATTTTATACATCTTCATAATCATTCTTTAGGTAGACATAATTTACTAATTTCAGCTAGAAACATTCCTTGTATTCTGATAGAAATTAGAGATTCAGAAGATAATGGAATTGGAAGAATAGAAATAACAAAAGATCAAATTGAAAAACTTCTAGAACTCAAAGTTCTTACAACCAGATGAGGAAAAAATTATGAAAGACGTTATAATAGTTAAAATAACACAAGCTAAAAAAAGTGTAATAGAAGGAGATGAATCTTTTTATATTCGTGGAAAGGTACTGAAAGAAACTAAAAATTGTAATGAAGGACCAATTCATTTTATACATCACGAAAAATTAAAAGTTGGTAAAGAATATAAGATTTCATATAAACATACTCTAGCTCCAGATAATGTTAAAAAAATTGAACTTTATGAGGAAATTAAAGTAGGTCAAAAAATATATGTTGGTTCTCATTTTTATATATCTCATGGAAGTGATGATGTAGTAGGAGGATTAGCAACAATAACAAAAATTACAAAAGGAGTCAGTGGAGGTGAAAAAGTTTTATACGTAGAAGTAGCTGAGCATCCTGGTAATTGTTATAACTGGACTCAATTTCTCTCTGAACAACAGAAAGAGTTAAAAAAAGAATTTGGAAGGAAAAAAGCTTATGCTGATCCAGATATTGATACACCTTGGATTGAAAAAGGTGATCTTGTAGATGGAAAACCATATCAAGGAGACCCAATATGGTAAAAATAAAAAAATGGTTTTATAAAATGTTTAAAGATCCTTTTACAGTTGCATGTGATTATTCTCATTTTTGGAGTCCAATAAATCAGCAAGAAATTTTGACACATACTAATGGATTGTTTAAAGCTAGAAGACTTGCTAAAGACTGGTGTTATAACCATTCATCTGGTCAAGCAAGAATTTTGGAAGGTCATGTAAATTGGGAGGATAAAAATGAATGACCAACTTGGCGACAGAATGAAAAATAATTATGAAAATAGAAGTAGATATAAATTAACAAGAAGAACTCCAGTTATTATGAGATTGGATGGAAGAGCATTTCATACAGTAACAAGAGAATGTCAAAAACCATTTGATATAGTTTTTGCAACTTGTATGGTATCCACAGCTCAAGAATTAATTGGAGAAATTCAAGGAGCAAAATTAGCATATGTTCAATCAGATGAAATTTCAATTTTAATTACTGACTTTGATAGATTAACAACAGATGCATGGTTTGATTATAACATTCAAAAAATGACATCTATTTCAGCTGGAATTGCTTCAGCAATTTTTTCTAAATTAAGATATACCCATCCAGATGCATATAATGAGAAAATTGCAGTTTTTGATTGCAGAGTTTTTAACATTCCAAAAGAAGAAGTTTGTAATTATTTCGTTTGGAGACAAAAAGACTGGATTAGAAATTCAGTTCAAATGTTAGCTCAATCTAAATTCTCTCATAAACAACTTGATAAAAAGTCTCAAGCAGATATGCATGAAATGTTATATACTCAAAATATAAATTGGGCAGATCTTAGTCCAATATGGAAGAATGGAACATTGATAGAAACAAATAATATATCTTTAAATTTTACAACAATCTTTACTGAAAATAGAGAAGTTGTTGAAAAATATTTAGTTGGTGAATAAAATGAAGTATATTAAAAGTATAATATTAGAAATAAATAAGAGTTTAAATAAAATAAGTTTTTATTTAAACTCTTTTACTTATCCAAGTAATAAAGAGTATGATGAAATATTAGTAAGTTGTATAACTCATGGAATTGATTATAAATCATCAGCTCTTTCAGAATATGAAGGATTTGTTAAATTTAATAATGGAGTAGAATTTCTATTTTGGAATGCAAATAAATTTTATGCTTGGCTTTCTAAAGGAAATTTTTTGTTTGATGGTGGTATATTTAGATTTAAAGATATGAGACCTAAGAAAAAAACTATATTTAATTTTCATGAGCTTGTAAAGGATTTAAAAAGAGTAGAGTATGATATTTTTTGTAAAAAGTATGAAAAACCATTTTTTTCTGATCATCAAATAGTTAAGGTAGAAAAAGATGGAACCGTGATATGTAGTTATTGTGAAGGAACTGGAAAAATTAATTGGGTTGATAATATTCTTGTAAAGGAGAAAAATAAAAAGTGATTAAAGAGATTAAAACTGACAAATACGCAATTGTTTTTAACACAGAAAATGGAATGGAAATTAGTGGAGGAATTAATGGATATGCAGATCCTTTTGTTTTGGATTATCCTTCGCTAATGGATATTGGAATTATGGGTCATTGTAAAAATAATTGTGAAATTTGTTATCAAGGAAATACAGATAAACCTAATATGAAATTGGAAGATTTCAAAAGAATAATTGATGAATCAAAAGACTATATTACCCAAGTTGCATTAGGAGGAAAAGGTGATCCCAATCTTCATGAAAACTTTAAAGAAATTCTTGAATATTGTAAATTAAATAATGTAGTTCCCAATTATACAACTTCTGGTAACGGATTAACAGAAGAGCATATTAAAATTACAAAAAAATATTGTGGTGCTGTAGCAGTAAGCGCTTACAATAAAGATTTCACTTTTAAAGCATTAAATATGTTTATAAATTCTGGTGTCAAAACAAACATTCATTATGTTTTATCTAAAACTTCAATGATTAGAGCTATAAATATATTGGGAGGAATTGATGTTTGGAATAAACAATTTAATATAGATAAATTAAATGCAATAATTTTCTTATTATTTAAACCACAAGGAAATGGAGCAAATCATAGAGATTTACAAGTTACAGATCGTGGAATAAAACTTTTTAGAGAAGAATTAAAAAGATATAAAACCCACTTTAAAGTTGGACTTGATAGTTGTTTAGTTTGTAGAATTTCAGAAGTTTGTCATGATTTTACACAAGAAGAACTAGAATGTTTAGATACCTGTGAAGGTGCTAGAATGTCTTGTTATATAACTCCAGATATGAAGTTTATGCCTTGTTCATTTGCAAATCATGATGAGATTGGAGTTCCTATAAATGGTTACCCAATTAAATATATATGGGAAAATTCTAATGTATTCAATTACTTTAGAGATAAATTAAAAGAAAATCCAAATAAATGTCCTCTGGAGTTCAAATGAGATTAGGATATTATAAAAAACAACCTATTATTTTTACAGAAAAAGAATATAAACAAATATGTAAAAGATTTGATTATACTAAATATAAAAGAATAACAACAAGTGAGTCAATGGAATCTTCTGCATCATGTCCATTATGCAAAAAATATTATAATGTAGATTTATATAATAGTTGTCAAAAATGCCCAATTGATTGCTTTAGAGAAGAAGAATCAGAACCAGGGTGGTTTGAGAAACTAGGGTGTGAAGTTCTTATACTAAATGTTTTAAAAAGATATTATAAAAATATTAAGGATGTTGATTTTTTCTTAAATCAAGATGAAGTAGGATATTTAGATAGTCATAAAGATAAAGCTAAAAAGCAATTAAAAATAATAAATAATTTTTTAAATTCATTTGTGTATATATCATCTGAAAAATTAAGAATGCTTAAAATAGGATGGGAAATAATATAACAATGTTCGAAAACCCAGAATTGTGCAAAAAATGTGGAGGATCATGTTGTAAATTTATGCCTGGTGCAAACTTCCCTGAAGATTTTAATCTTCCATCTAAAGAAAAATTAGAGATAGCATTAAAATCTGGTTTATATACTATTGATTGGTGGGAAGGAGATCCTCGACCTAACAAAAATAAATTATCTCGCGGATATTTTATTCGTCCAGCTATTAAAGGTAAAGAAGGTAAAACAACTGATCCTACTTGGGGTGGGGTATGCACTTTTCTTTCTAGAACTGGATGTAAATTATCATCAGATGAAAGACCAACCAATTGTAAAATGATTGAACCAAGACCAGAAAAAGAAGGATGTATACTTCATGACAAAAAATCTAAACAAGGTTCTGCAGTTGCTTGGATTCCATATCATAAAATAATAAAAAAATTTATAGATGAGGAAGAATAATGAAGATCAAAGGAGATTTTATAACCAACTCAAGTTCTTCAAGTTTTATTGTTGTATTTCCTAAAAAAATTGAATCTCTTGAGGATGTATTGAAGCACATGTCTCAGAAAAAAGCTGAAGTAGTTTTTAGAGAATCAATGGAGCAAGCTCCTATAAAAATAGACTTTGAAGATAAAGATGTAAACGCAAATTTAATAACTATAATTTATTCTATCATAACACAATATGTGGGTGAATATGAAGCTGATGAAATAATTACACAAATAAAAGAAGTAATGAAAGATAAATGCCCAGAAG